CTTCTGTATTTAATTGTACTTTTACATAACTATTATTTGATAAAGATTGTGAGCCAGTTCTTTTTACAAACCATCTTGATGTATTAGTACCAAAACCAGTAGCTGTACCAGCGTTAGCTATTGTCGCACCCGAAGGAATGTTAAATGTGTCTCCGCTATCACCTAATGTAAAAGTAGTTCCTGTAGCTGGACTTATTTTATTTGCTTGTATTTCACTCATATTATACTACCACCATTGTACTTCCAGAACTTACAGTAAGAGTTCCTGTTACAGTTATTGGTCCTGCAACTAAACAGTTTTTATCTGCTGATACTGTAAAGTCTGAATAAGATTTAGGATGTTCTAGGAAAAATGTTGAACCTAGTTTACTGTTTGTTATTGTTCCATCAGAGGGTGTGCCTACATCCACAGACTCTCCCATAGCTACCACGAAGTCTACATCCCCACTAGCTACCGATACTCCTTGAAAGTCAAGGGTAGAACCACTTACAGTATACGCTGTACCCGGAGCTTGAATTACTCCCAGAACTGATACTATTAAATTTTGTGCAGAACTTGGTTCAAAATTCTGACTGTTCTTTTGTAAGGTATAACTTGTCGCAGGTGTACTTCCACTTAAAGTCAGTAGCGACCTGTCACCTATATTTAAATTTCTTCCTATATATGGCATATTATTCTGCTTCCTCTATTGTGTTACCTGCATCAACCCATTCTAAAATTAAAACATAGTGCCTGTTTAAAGGGTCTATTGGAACAGATAAAATTTTGTCATTTTGGTCTGTAACATGATAATGGTCTAAAACAGTTTTACCTGCTACATTTATTTTTTTTATTGATTTAATATCTGATATTTTTTCTACTATTGCCATTTATAACTCCGCATCAAATTTTGCACCATGATAATACATACTGTTTGTGTCATTATCACCACTACCTACATTTGCTCTACCATATAAATCTGCTGTAAGAATTGTTCTTAACTGAGAATCATCTTGACCAGATTGAGTAGTGCTATCACCTGTGTCATCCCTAAATATTACATCTGAAGTTGAAGGTGCGGCTCTCATAGGTACTGGAAATTGTTTCCATAAATGTCTAAAATTATTTCCGTCATTAGGTATTAACGCTTCCATTACAGCTCTATCTCCATTACCCGGATTATATAAAGCATCATCATGATAATACCTTAAACATCTAAGGAAATTATCTCCATAACTTTCATGTTGAAAAGGTGATATAGTAGATGAAGTAAATTCGCCTACTTCTAATTGAACTCCTGTAATATGCCAAGTATTTGATGTGCTGTCCATGTGGTTTACTTGTCCACCAAAATCAGTTGCACTTGTATTAGCCGCCCAAGAAGTTGCTAAAGTACCAGATTGAAAATTTGATGCCGCCATTAATGCCCAAGATATTTGAATACCATGACCATTATCATTATCAATAACACCAGTTGTGTCTGCGGGAAAATTTATTACTTTCTTTTCCCAAGTATCACTAGATGAAATAGTATAGGTTTGCGAACAACTTCTGTCATCATCATAAGCATACATTCTTACTACATTTGTTCCAGTTTTTGTTGCTTTAACCCAAAAAGATAAAGTTAATTTTTCAGCACTTGATGTGCCAAATTTTAATACTTGTAAATTTTGTGCTTCAATTATTTGCTGAATAAAAAATTTTTGTCCGCTAGATAGACTCGTATCTGCTGTTGTAATATCACATTTTAAAGCTGTTTTAAATCCATCATTATAAGCATTACCACTTGTAAGAGCTTCTTGTGAAACTGTAATTGCACCATCATGATTTTTTTGACACTCCCACCTGTCTAAAGTATACACTCCATCGCCCGGATTTGAAAAAGATGTACCTCTTTGTGATACTGCCATATTACCATTTATAATTAATGGTTCTGCATTTTTTCGTGCAGCAGAATAAGTTGCATTTGCACTAGGTAATACTCCTGTAATACCAGATGTTAAATTTATTTTACTTATTGGCATTATGGTTTACTCCTTTGGATATTTAGTTTTTATTTCTTGAACTTTTGTTTGCCACGCATCTAATCCATTTTCAGTAATGTACTCTATTTGCTTGGCAAGACTTCCGTATTCTTCTATTCTATTTTGTTTGTAATCTTTTTCCCAAGGACAACCTTTGTCATCATGCCAAGGTAAACTTTCTATATCTCCCTCATAATTGTAAATTGCTTCAGAATAGAAATCATCTTCATTAATATTTTTTCCATTAGTTTTATAGACTCTATTTGGAACTAATCTGTCTCTATAATATTTATCTGTCATTATGCTATCCTCAATACTCTTACTTTTCCTTGCATATTAGGAATGGTTTGATGTGCAGATGACCACATTGATATATTTCCATGACTACTTCTAAAACTATTAGTTGAGTTTGTTACATTCCAAAATTCTCGTCTTGAAGCAAGAGTAGTTCTTGTTCCTTGACCACCACCTGAAGAATTAGGAGAATATGTATACATAGTTATTCCACTATGATTTGAAGTATTATATGCTGTAACTTGTATTCCATTAGTATCTGATGTTGCATAACCTCTAGTATTTACCTCTACTAAATAATAACCGACAGCAAGATTTGATGTATGGTCATGTGTTTCAACACTATTACCTGCAACACTTGTAAATGTGCTTGTTGTAAATTCAGTTGCAGAAAAATTACCTAAAGTACCACTAATTTCTGCCCAAGTTAATCCACCTGTATTACCAGATTGTGCAGATAAAAAATATCCGTTTGTTGGAGCATTACTAATTTGCATTTTAGCTTCATTGATTGCTTGGTCTGCAATATTAGCTTGTGGTAAAGCACCTGTAACTTTAGAAGTTAAATCAATACTTCCTGCTAACATAGCGTTTGTTACGCTTGAAGTTGCCGGAGTAACTGTTTGTCTTGCCTTGCCTTGATAAACACAATACATTGTATCTGTACCAGCAGTAGCTTCTGACAGCGTTAAAGCTGTGCCAGATGCAGTATATGCTTTTCCAGAACCCGGATGTTGACGAACATTATTAATAAATAATTCTATTTCGTTTTCATTTGCTACCGGTCTATCCAAAGTATAGTTAGCAGTTGCACTAACACTAAAGTTTTGAATATCTACGCTAGTAAATTGTTCTGCGGGTATGTTCCCAATATATGCCATTTATTCTCCTATTATGTACTTATTGCATCGACAACCGATACCCAAGCGTCTACTGAACTTGCTGTGTCAGACTTAACATAAAGTCTATCACCAGACTGGACTACAATTTTAGCACCCCCGTCTAATATTTGCAAAGCTCCGCCACTAGGGATGGGTGCGTCTTTTACAAGATGAATATCGTTAGAACCATCGTTAATGTATACTTCGACATTAACTGTGCTTCCAGTTATATTTGCTAGATGTATTCCTACTACAGTATCATAACTATCAAAGTTAGAACCATTTGGGAAATCAACAGCAGATGTACCGATATTGTTTTCAGTATATCTTCTAAAATTTTGAGCCATCTATTTTCCTCCTATTAATTAGACTAAAGGGCAATAGCCATTGCTGTGGCAAACCCTTGACTAGAAAAACTTGCGTTGTCTTCTACTAATGTTACAACCCTCGATAGAGCTGCTTTTCTATTTGTACCACCTGCACCATCATCTACTGCAATTAAATCTGATGTTGATAAAGCTGCACCAATATCTGTAGCTCCGTCAATGTCTACAGCCGCAAGTGAAACTTTATTTGCAGTTGAAATTGTAGATAGTTTACTATCCGCAATACTACCACCTAACATAGTGTTTGATACACTACCAGTATCACCTGTTCCAACTAATGTACCAGAAGCTGTAGGTAAAACTAATACTGCACTACTAGCTGCTGAGTGAGGTGCTGCTTGTAATGTTTGTGCGTGAGCATTTGAAGACTCACAATAAAATTTAACTTTAGCTACATTACCTGTGCCTGTTCTAATATCTATTAAACCATCTGATACTGATACACCACCAGAACTTCCGTTACCATCAAGATTTACTACACCACTTCCATTTGGTAAAATGTCAATGTTTGCATTTGATGTAGATACAATGTCATTACCATTAACATCTAAGTTACCACCTAGTTGTGGACTTGTATCTTCTGAAAGATTTTCTAATTCATTACCTGTTGCTTGAGTTACAGAAGCAAAAGATAATGTACCACCGCCATCTGTTTTTAAGAATTGACCATTAGAACCATCGGCAGTAGGATGAGATAAACCATCTAGTATTACTTTACCAGAACCATTTGGAGTTATTGCAATATTACCATTTGATGTTGATACAATTGTATTTCCGTTTATATCTAAATCACCACCAAGTTGAGGTGTAGTATCATCTACTAAGTTAGTAGTATCTACTGTTTTACTTGTAAATGATAAGTTACCAGCACCATCTGTAGTTAATACTTGTCCATTTGAACCATCTGATGTAGGATGTGAAAGACCATCTAAGATAACTTTACCAGAACCATTAGGCGTAATAGAAATATTACCATTAGAAACAGAAACAATAGAGTTTCCATTTACATCTAAATTACCTCCTAGTTGTGGAGTTGAGTCACCAGATAAATCTGTATTTACTGTAGCAAAAGCTAAGTTACCGCCACCATCTGTTTTTAAAAATTGTCCTGCTGAACCATCAGAAGTTGGGTGTGATAATCCATCAAGAATAACTTTACCCGAACCATTAGGTGTAATAGATATGTTTCCGTTTGATGCAGAAACTATCGCATTACCATTTACATCTAAGTCACCACCTAACTGCGGAGTAGTATCAGATACAACATCTGAAATACCACCAGTAGCAGAAGTTACATTTGCAAGTGAAATTTTCTTTAAACCACCATCTGCATCGTGAATTAATAAATGGTCGTTAGCAGTATCAAAACCAGAAGTTAAAGCTGTTTGTCCACTAATAACATTTGCATTTAACATCGCAGTTTCTACTGCACCAGAGCCAATAGTTGTAGCTCCTGTTGAACTAATTGTTACATCGCCAGATAAAGATTTATTATCAAAACTATCTGAACCATCATAAATTAAAATTTGTCCAGAAGAAGGCGTAGATATATTAGTATCAGATAACTCTGCTAGAGTATCTGAAGCTGCTACCTGTGTAGCTATATATGCTTTAATTGATTGTTGTGTTGCTAATTGTGTAGCTGAATCAGAAGCAAAATCATCTTCATCTAATATTGCTGTTCCAGATACGCCTGTATTGAGTACAGGACTTGTGAGTATTTTATTTGTTAAAGTTTGTGAACCGGTTAGTGTAGCTACAGTTGAATCTATTGCTACTGTTAAAGTATTACCAGAACCAGAAGTATCAATACCTGTTCCACCTGCTATATCTAAAGTTTCACTATCAAGGTCAATAGATAATGCTCCCCCAGAATCACCTTGGAAATCAAGGTCAGACGCTGTTAATTGTGCATCCACATACGCTTTTACAGATTGTTGTGTTGGAACTAATGTTGCACTATTAGAAGACATATTGTCTTCATCTACAAATGCAGTAATAGTTATAGCACCATCTGATAAACTTCCATATGTTAATGTGCCAGATACATCTGCGTTAGCGTTTATGTCAACTGTTGTTGCAGCTATTTGTACTTCGGTATCTGCTACTATATCTAATTGTCCATCAGTTGATGAATTAATATAAATAGCTGAATCTCTAAATAAAACTTTTTCAGTAGTGCTTAATAAAATATCATCAGAGTATTGGAAGTAATCTTCATCTTCCATCCATGTAATTACACCATCATTAGAAGAACCATCAAATGTTACAGCAATATCTGTATTCTCATTCTTACCAAAAGTGATTGCGTTACTAAATAATTTAGATATTGGACCACCATCACCAGTAGTTGAACCATCGTGTGTATGCCCTGTTGATACATTAAATGCTGCTAGTAATTGGTCAAATTCATTATTTAATAGTGATGCAAAGATTGTATCACCATCAGAAAATGTACTTTGTCTAACATATGCTGCCATGTTTTATATTCTTCCTCCTGCTATGAAATCTACATAGAATCCAGATACTGTGTAAGGAGCTTGATTTCCTGCACTTCGTATTCTAAAATTATTTGTAAATCCACTACCTGTTAATGTTGCCCTTTGTTGTGGAAATAATGTACCACCAAATATTGCTGTTCCAAATACTGCATTACCAAATGTTGAAACAGAAATAAGGTTACCTAAACTTATTTCAGATGGTTGAGGTACATTCGGACTTTCAAAATCGTACCTTGGTAAAACTGTTAAATTACTATTTGTTCCTTCTGCTCTAATACTTGTTTTAATATAGTATAAAGTTTTTCTTACACCAGAATCTCCGTAATCTAAGTCTGGTGTTTTGTATATTGCTATTATATTTGTTCCATCAAAGTCGTTACCAGTATCGTGATTGTAAACTCTACCATCAACTTCTGCATGATACAAAACTTCATTACCATTTGTATCTGTACCTGCATGAACTCTTCTAGCTGGTATACCTTCTGTTTCACTCCACTCATAACCTACAGCACCTGTAGAAGCTATTTTAAAAGTTCCTATGATGCCTTTTTGTTGTGGGTTAGAAACTCCACTTCGATAGTAAAATAATCTGTACTGACTTTTTTCTCTAACAACCATACTAGCAAATTGTATAGTTGATAAATTAGGAAAAATGTTATCTCTAAATAAAGGTAATATTTTTCTACTGATAGAACCTAATTCTATATCGTCAATACGAGC